GGTGCATCTAATTGAACTGTCCATGCGCGCACAGATGTTTCTAATAATTTCCAAATACCTCTGTTCAATGAACCTGCTTGAGGAACCATGTTTGTCATCAAGAATGATTCATATTCAACTTGCTGATCCCAGCTCAAGTCTCCGTCGGGCGATACGTGACCTTTGTCATATCCTGTACCTGCATAGTCTCCTGGGATAGGTCCACCTTTAACTGACTGATCTGCAGCAAAAGCATTTGTTCTTGCAACACAACCGAGAGCATTCTTTGGCTCTAATGTATATGCTACATATGCAGGAATCTTTGCGGGTGCATCATATGCCACAAAATATGCTTGACGGCAAATAGGTGTATATTTCTTTGCGCTATCTGCAAAACCAAACGGACTATGTACTTTACATTGTTCGGGTGGCAAAGGTTGGCGCTGTTCCCATGCATGGGAAGTTGTAGCAAGTAATGCTACAAATAATGTTACTAATAATTTTTTCATCCAAATAATCCTTCTAATGTTGCTTGGGGTTTAGCAGACCATCCGATTCCATCTAGAATTGTATTCATTGGTTCTAAGAACGATTTCTCAAACATAGTATCATAATCTGCAAATCTTGTCAGATTTAATTCTGGAGGTATAACGGTATTGAATGCTATACAATTCTCACCGATAGTATTAGGTTCTTTTAAGTATATAAACTTAATCTTATCGCCTTCTTTAATCTTTTCATATTTCATACCCAATTTATTTTGTTCGATATGAAAGTTATATAATAGAGCTCCTCTGACATGCATCGGAGTAGCCTGTTTATATATGGCTGCTCTATCTGTATATTTTAGTAATCCGTTAACTCCTCGAGGAAAAGATATTAACTCGGGTGGCATCTTTCTATATTCTGCTTCAAACCCTCGGATGTAATCTTGCAGAGTTTGTTCGTTAGATGTCAGGGCAAGTTTAACTGCTTTGCGTAAACCATCTCGAATTGGTTCGGGTGTAGATGATCTAACAATCTCTAATCCCATAACCTTTAACTTAGGTTCAGCATATTTAACACCCTCGTTATTATATACATTTAACGCATATCGTTTCTTTGCTACCCATACACCTGTTTCCGCGATTGCTTCTCGCTTGAATGAAATCTTGTTATCAAAGGCGTTAGTATAAGCAGCCATTTCTTCTGATACTTTATTCAGTACCTCTTGAATCTTGCTCTCACAAATCTCATCAAGAATGTCTACAATCTTTTCTGGTGCTTTACCTTTATAGAACTTTTCTACAAGTGGTGCAAAAGTAACATAACAAGAATCAGTATCAGAATAAAACGAATACTCATAATTCGTTGTTCCGCATATTTTATTTAGATATGCATTTAAAGCAACACCGACTTTCTGAATAATATACTGACCTGTAAGAGTAATACCTTCTGCAACTCGGTCATCATAGAATCTAAAGAACTCATTTGCCATGGCACCGAATAAGGAATTCATCTGAATCTTTCGAGCCATCTGAAAATTATTATACTTAGAGATTTCTTTTTGCCAGACTTTGTCCTTAGTCTCTTCATATTTGCTCTGTGCGACCAACATTAAATTTTTATATTTCTTCCGATCATCAAATAACTTCTGGACAATCTCAGGAAATATACCTTGCTTATCATTTTTATAGCAAACACCATTTGCCGACATACAAATATTATTACCTGCAAGGGCAGATGTGTCGACTTTACCTTCAAGTAGTTCTGAAACCTTAATATCTAAATACTGTTTTTCTTGCGACATTGTTTCTGGCGACATATTATATTGCATAATGATTGAAGGATATAGACTTGTCGCATCAAAAGAAACAACCCAATCATACTTACCTGGTCTAGGTGTTTGTACATACGCGCCTGCAATTTGTCTACCTTGTTTACGCTCATTCTGATGAACCATAATATTCTTTTTCAAGAGTTGGTTATATAGAATACAATCCCAAGTTCTTACCGCTGAGAAAATGTCCACATAATTACACTTGGCGTCATATGCCATTGTCAGAATCAACTCAATGAGTTTCATCTTCTCTTCAAGTTCGTCAACCAGTTCACAATCGATTACGTTATATCGAACAAACTTTTGCCAATCACCTTTCCAGAATTCGGAGAAGGATGAAAACTCATCATAGTTTAATTTTTCTTTACCGAGTTCTACTTTAGCAATGTGATCTAATTTGTAGGATTCCTGATTACCATATGTAAACTTTTTATACAAATCCAAGAAGTCTAGAATAGCAATACCTAATAGTGTGAAGGATATATTCTCTTTCTTAAATTTAAGAATATTCTTTTCCTCAACAACCTTCCAAGGCGAAAGTTTCTTCATAGCATCTTCACCGAGGATTTTATTAATACGATTACACAGATAAGGTATGTCAAAAAACTCGACGTTCCATCCTGTGATGATATGAGGATAATCTTCTGAGATATACTCGATGAACTGAGTCAACAGATCTACTTCATCTTTACATTGTACATATGTGTGTCGCTCATTAACAGGCTGACATGGAAACAATCCGAAAGATACAATTTGTTTTGATACGTAATCTTGTGTGGTAATAACCAACACTCGCTCGTTTGGATTCGCAATATCTGGGAATCCATTTTCTGTAGATGTCTCAATATCCAATGTCCATATCTTTAACTGCGACATATCAAATTCTATATCGTCTGGAAACTTCTCAGAAATATACTGATACCCATAATTTGTGTTTCCATAGATCTCAAATCCATCTACATCCGAGTATCGCTTTACATAATCTTTTGCTTCGTTGATACTTTCGAATTTGACCTCGGCTAGTTCTTTTCCAAATAAGGACTTTGCTGTTGCCTTTTCTTTGGACGGAACATATAAAGATGGCTTATAAGGGACTCTGTCTTGTACAGCATGGCCGTTATTGATTCCTCGAACCAGGATATTGTTACCGTACTGATTTACGCTAGTATAGAACTTCATTAAATGGAACCTTAGTTATATAAATATTATTGTGATTATATAGTAATACCGTGATTTTGTCAATAGAATAGCGATTAAAAAGGACAATTCGCGGTGTTACTGTACAAAAAAAGTGTTGGTAGAAAAGAGCAATGGATCCGATAACTCTATTTGCTCTTGCTAACGGCGCTGTGTCTGCAGTTAAAGCAGGGTGCAAACTTTACAGGGATATAAAGGGTGCAGCCGGAGAAGTCAAAGATGTTCTAAAAGATCTTGACGACCAGTTCAGTAAATTACATCCCCCAGAAAAACCCGCAACAGTAGAACAACGTAATCAGTTTGTTAAAGAGAAAAATCGCGTAATAGAACTCAATAAACAATCTGGTGAAACTACTGGCATCTATACTGAGATCGGTAATCATCTTGGCGCATACTATGATAACTATTACAAATGCATGGCTATTTTTGAGGAAGAAGAGCGCCGTGCTAAAACAGAAGTATACGCAGGTGATTCTAGTTTAGGTAAAAGAGCATTACAAAGAGTTCTAATGAAAAAACAATTAGAACAAATGGGAACTGAATTGCGTGAGATAATGGTATATCAAAGTCCAAAAGAACTGGGTGCCTTACATACTGAAGTTGAAGAAATGATGGAAGTTATGGGTAAGGAACAAAAAATTCTTATTGCTAAACAAATGCGAGAAGATCATATAAAAGATTTGCGTCGAAAGAAAAGATTAGAAATATTACGAGCAGAAGCAGCATGGGGAGTTGCAGCATTAATTATAATAATAGCTGTATGTTGTATGATGGCTGTACTCGTAGAAAATAGAAAAAAATTATATCCTCAATTAGGGGAAAGTTGGATACCAAAAACGGAGGCGCAACGACAAAAAGAAGCGCTGCCTCAAAAATACATAGGAAGATAAATGTTCAAAAGATTAGCAGAAGAATATGAATATTTGTGGGACTGGTTATTACGCAAGGGATTATTTGTTGCGATCATTATAATAGATGCATTTCTATTATTTTGTGTTATTATTGTAATGATACTCGCAAATTTGTTTTCAGGCAAACACTAAAGGAGTAATTATGGCTGAAGTAAAAACAGAAACAAAACCTCTATCTCGTTCTGAGCGAGAGGCATTAATTAAAGATAAGGCAGGAATGGTGATTGTTGTTATGGCATTTTGCCTAGCAATTACTACATACTATGCCAGTGGTTTCAGTAGCGCCGTATTAAAGAATACATTAAAGGCAACTGACACTTATGCATTCTTTCAATCTAAATCTATCAAGCAAGCGATTGCTGAAGGACAACGAGACGATTATGTTGCTCGCGGCGATAAAGCAAAGGCTGACAAATTAGATGCCAAAATTGCTAGATATGAATCTGAACCCGATAAAGGTGAAGGTAAGAAAGAATTATTAGCCAAAGCTCAAAGCTATGAAAAGGCAAGAGATGACGCTAGTAAACATACACCTTGGTTAACTTTCGCCAGCATGGCTTTCCAATTAGCAATCGTATTACTATCAGCAAGTATTCTTGCAGTTAATAACAGAATGTACAAAGGAAGTCTATATGTTGCCGTTGCTGGTATGATACTGTTAAGCCAAGGTATTTGGCTTTGGTTTTAATTAGCTTCGACGTTTAATTTTGTTACGTTAGGTGTGGGGCGACCCATACCTGACATGATCTGTATACCCGAACCAAACAATGAGTTGTATTGGTTATAAACATCATCCTGCAATTCTGCAGACCAAATAATAGCGCTCTCTTTAACTACAATAGTGTGGTTTTTCGCATATCCTGCATATGGGACAAGTGCCATTGAATGATTGTCTGGACTAGACTTTGATGCTATCAACATAAGTGCGCAAGGCTTTTCGATAGTTATTAATCCGCCATCTATTTCAAGATCGCCAATAACTTCTTCGCCTGTGACCAGTTTAATTACTTTAATCATATTTTACCTTAATAAAAAGGGGACCGAAGTCCCCGTGTTTAACGACCCTTTATTCCTGGATCGATTCTGTGCTTTTTAATTGCTTGGATTGCTTCAAGAATACTTAAAAAGAATTTCTTCATATCATACCTCTTCTTTGTAGGGTACGCATTCTGTTATCAAAGTCTACATAATCTACAGAGTCTGCGAGATAAGATTCTATCTCATCTTGATATGATATA